TATTTTGATTGTTACCTTACTCGTCAACTATTTGTATAGGATAAGCAAAGCAAATGGTTTTATGAAAATAACCGGTATCAGCCTCGTACATATCCGGAGAGTCTCTCCGAGGTTGCCAAGTCCAACCGGCTTTTTTTAGGATTGACTTTAACGCCTTAACAATTGCGAGAAAATTGCCCTTGCTGTAAACGTCAAAATCGTAGTAAGTAACATATCCGGAGATCTCGTCGTCTGAGCTGTAAGAGTTGTCGTCGTCGTATTGCCTATATACGACGTAAGGCTCTCCGTGTCCGTCATAATAAATCAGAGCGACGGGGATACTTACTCCGTTGACAGTAAAGTCCGCAAATAACTCCTCGATTTGCTCGTTCATTATGTTTAATCTCCTTTGATATATTTTTCTTGTACTCTTAACATTGCTTTTTCGATTTGTCCTTTATTAAAGGACTGTCTAAAAAACGGCTGTTTAGGAAATTGCGAGTTACTCCGTCCATACTCAAAGATATTTGCAACAAGAGGAGCCGGTATCCGCTCTCCGTTGCGGTTGGTAAAGTATCCGACAATCATTGCTTGACAATTGATACCGTCGTCGCTTGGAGTCTTATAAACTCTTGAGACAATTATATTATCGGATCCGAGAGACTCTCTTAAAGCTCTCGGCATTTTCGCCTCGATATTTTGTCTTGCAACCTCGGCGCCCGTCTCGACCATTTCTCCGAGCATTTTCTCAGTATTGAGCTCAAGAGTCTCAAACTGTTTAATCAACTCGGTTGGTAACTCTCCGGTAAACTTTGCCATAATTTAATGAGTAACCTCTTTTGCTTGGATCTCGAGCTCAATAAACTCCTCGTTTACGTTGTTAAGATACTGTATCTCGTAAGTCTTACCACCGTAAAGGATTAACATATCTCTTGTAATCTGAGTAACCGGATATCTTATTGTAAAGTTTGTAAAAGCCTTATCAAAGTCCGTATTATTGACAATAAGAGTAAAGCCTCTTGTTGTCTTAATACTCGCCCAAGGCTCAAGAACAACAACCGGCTCCGAGTCAGTCGGAAAACCGTCTTTGTCCTTTGCCTTTGTAGGCAATACAATCTTTATTCTACGATTATATTTACCGGCGTTAATCATAAGAGATTTGTCCTATACATATTGAGGATTGTTGAGACTGTATCGCTGATATTTGCCTTGTCAACGTAGATTGCGCGATTGTCGTACATATCTTGAGCCAAAGCACAAAGAGCGAGAGTAAGATCCGGATAATTGTCGAGTTGCTCGAGAGTCAATCCCGTAACTCCGACAATATAATTTGTTGCCGCCGCTTGTATCGTTGTTAAGAGCTGAGCTTGAGATCCGTCAAGCTCGGGTAAACGGAGGTAATCAACGAGATCGTTTAAAGTGATCTCGCTGATTTTTGTATAAGGCGCTTGAGACATTATGACTCACCGCCTTTTTTAGTTTTCGCCGGCTTTGCGGAGCTCTTTGTCGTCTTAGGCTTATCGCCTCCGACCTCCTCGATAAGACCGCCTCTCAAGAGTTGCTTAACAACCTCTTGATCCTTGATCTCTTTGACCTCGTTGCGTCTCATTGAGACAGCTCCGGCGAAAGATTTAAGAGCTCTGTATTCCATTGAAATACCTCCTTAAAGATTACGCCATTTTGAGTACAGCAACCTTTTGTTGATCTTGTACCTTAGCGTCAAACTCAAGCCAACCGACAACGCCGATTGCGTGTTGAGCGGCGTAAAGTTCTCTCAATACCTCGATATGCATTTCCTCGGTAAACTTTGTTGCAAGACCGGTCATATCGCCGTAATAGATAACCTTATTACCGCTTGCAATCTCGGGCATATTGTCGGATACATATACCGGCTTACCAAGCAAAACCTTACCGAAAGGACTTGTAATATCGTCGTTAAGGAGATAACGTCCGACGTCGTCCTTAAGGAGTCTCAGAGCGTCTCTTGTCTTAGGAGACATAATCCAAATTGCGCGATCTTGGAAAACGTCTTTGATTGTACCTTGGAAAGATACCAAATCGTCAGCCGTAATCGCACCGGTAACAGTTGTTGCGTTTGTTGCACCGCCAAGACCGACAACGGATCCGCCGCCAAAGCCGAGCAAGTTCTTTTCGATAAAGCGAGCGATATCGTAAGCCATACGCTTAACAATAAAGCCGACAAGATCGATATCAGTATTGTTAATCAAAGACTTTGAGATCTTTGTAAGAGCGCCGGCAAGATAACCGTCAAGCTCGATTGTTGTAAAGTTGCCCGTTGAGCTTGTAAGATCTGTAAACTCACTTGCAAAAGCAACCGTAATTTGAGTTGAGGCGTCAGCCGGATAATAAGGGATCTCGAGCTTACCCTTTACGTTAAACTTTTCGGATCTGTCGAGAATAGGGCAAACGTCGTAAACGAGCTCGTTGATTTTCTTTGCGATTGTCTTGGGGATAATCGCTCCGTTGTTTGCCGGAGCAAGCTCTCCGGATCTTACGTTACCGGATACAACGCCGCGAATGTAATCAGCAAAAGCCTTTGTCTCAGCCTCCTCGATTGCTCTCTTTTCCTCGCCGCCGCAAGCTCTTGCGTCCTCGCCGTCGATAACGTTCTTTGCCTCTTTGACCTCGCCCTCAACGGACTTTGTCGGTCTTGCGTCGTCAATCTCGTCTTGGATATCAAGGAATTTCTTAATCCTTTGGATATCGTCGCGGATCTCAGCAAGCTCAGCCGCCTCGTCCTCTGTCAGCTCTCTCTTTTCACTCTCAGCCGCATTAACAAGCTTTTCGGCGCGAGTGATAAGATCGTTCTGTCTTTCGATTTGTGCTTTTCTGTTAAACATAATCTTATTTCCTCCTTGTTAATTTTTTACTAAGCTCTTAAGCTCAGCGATTATGTTTCTATATCGAGCGTAATATTCGCTTGATACCTCAGTTTTCTCCGGAGCTGTCTCCGGATCCTTTTGATCCTCTTGAGGATCCTCAGCTCTCAACTCCTCGAGAGCCTCTTTTGTTGTCTCGTCAACAAGCTCAACCTCGTCCTCTGTATCCTCAGAGTAAAGGATTGTCGAGCCGTCGTCTCTTACATTGACAAGAGTACCAACGTAAGCCGGAGACATGCGGCGATTAAGCAAGGATACCTCGTAAAGAGCAAGATCCTTTACTTTTCTAAACGGCAAGCCGGTCTCCTCGTCTCTTGTCTCCTCGACGCCGTTCGGTAAATCATCAAAGCCAAAGCTCCAACCGACAAGATCTCCGTTGCGAGCGTCCTTGATAACCTCCGGATCCGTAATCGTTGCTCGAGCGTGGAGTCCGATATTGTCCTCCTCAAGCTCAAGATTACCGTCCTTTATACCTCCGAGATCTCTTTGCCAATCGTGATTAAGTAAGATCCTCACGTCGTCAGCGCGTCCGAGAGCTCGCTTAAAAGCTCCGGCGCATATTTTCTCAACAAAGCGTCCGAGACGGCTGTAAAGAGGCTTGGAGGCTCTCTCGACGGCGTTTACATATCCCTCGATTGTAACCGAGTCCTCTCTTATTTGTATTTTCATACGTTGCCCTCCGTGTCGTTTATTTTATCAATAAAAGACTCCTCCTCAAGCGTCTTGACGTCCGTACCGGATCCGCCGCTCGAGGTTGCGTTTGTGTTTGGAGTGTAATAAGTCTGAGTATTAACGTCAAAGAGTACCGCACCGAGTCCGAGATCAATAACGTCTCCGCCCTCGATCTCGTTCATATTTTCCATACGACGACGCTCGTTGATCGTTGTCATTTGACATTCTTTACTCATTCGATAAACCTCGTAACGAGACTTAATATCAGCCTTGATAATCTCCTTTACGTCAAACTCAAAAAAATACTTGCCTTTTTCTTTTTCGAGTAAGAGATCTCGGTTAAGAGCTGTCTCAAAAGCTTTGATAATCGGATATATTGCAAATTTAAACGTCTCGTTAAAGTCCGCGTAAATATGAAAGATCTTATCGATTTGCTTATCAAGGCTCTCGATTGTCTCGTTGAGTTGCATTTCGACGGCTGTATTACTTGCCTCTTTAAAGTCTAAGCCTTTATTTAAGACGACAACGTTCTCGGTATTGTTTGCGTACAGCTTACGCCAAGCGTTTTTAAGTAAAGTCATTGCCTCGTCTGTAAGCTTGTTCTCAGACTTAAGAAAACCCTTTTTATTACCTCCGGTCTTAACGAGTCCGAGTTGAAATTTCATTGTCTCAAAAGCGGACTCAAGAGCCTCAGTAAGCTCGTCAACGATACCCGTACCCCAAGCGCCCGTTTGAGTATTTCTCAAGAGCTTGATAAACTCGTAAGGCTGATACTGATTTTCGTAAACGTAGATAATATAAGTCTTGTAAATAGGTTGAAAGTCGTAATTGATAACAACGTAATCGTCTTGAACGTAATAAAGTCCGGTAACGTCGTTTTTATTTCTTTGGATATAACAGTAACCGCCCTTACCTAAAAAGTAATCAGTAACGAGCGCCTTTTTCATTTGAAAAGCGTCAAGCGTATCTCCGGTATCGTTATTAAGGAGCCTTACTCTTGTATCGTCAGTAACCTCCTCAACGTGTCCGTCCTTACGCTTATATAATTTGACGGGCATTGCGGCAATACAATTTGATATAAAGTCTACATTTATGGATCCGCCGTTAAGAATTGCCTCGAGGAGAACGTCTGAGACTGTACCGCCCTCGCCGAGTATTTGCTCGGAGTTTGTTTGAGACGGAGACGGAGTCTCTGTATCTCTCTTAAAAAGTCTCTTAAAAGGATTATCCACTTTATCACCTCTTGACAAATAAAATGTTTGTATGATAAATTGATATATTTTTACAAGTATAAAATAACTTAAAATACTTGAATTGTAAACCCTCCGCCGTTGTTTAAGAAATAATCTTGTTCAGCAAGGTAAACGGCAATAATCGTTGATACAACCATATCGATTTTACCCTTTGATTTTTTCTTATTGACGT